AGATGTAGTAATACTTGATCATTTAACAATAGTTGTGTCAGGGATCTCTGACTTAGATGAAAGAAGAGCGTTGGATGTGGTCTGTACTAAGCTTAGACAGGTGGTTGAATCTACTGGTATAGGTTTAATTATTGTCTCTCATCTGCGTAGGCCAGAAGGCAAAGGACATGAAGAAGGTAATAAGGTAAGTCTTAATCATCTGCGGTCTTCTCATTCAATCGCACAGCTATCAGATCTTGTAGTTGCCTGTGAAAGAAACCAGCAGGGAGATGTAGCTGAAAGGGCAGAACTGCAACTACGAGTGTTGAAGAATAGACATACAGGAATGACAGGTGAGATAGACAAACTATTGTATGACGATAAAACTGGAAGGTTGGTACTTCCTTTAGACACCTACTTTGGAGACTGATGACTTTATTAATTGATGCTGATTGGCTGATCTATTCCTCATGCTGTGCATGTGAACAGGATATACGTTGGGATACTAATCTACACACACTTCATGCTGATGAAAGAGATGTACACGAAATGGTAGATGGCAGAATATCTCATTATCAAACTATCGCTGAAGGTGATAAAGATGTTGTTATGTGTTTCACAGAATATCCAACCTTTCGACATACGATCTATCCAGAATATAAAGCTAATAGAAAACATAAAAGAAAACCATTAGGGCTAGGAAAGATTATTGAACAGACAAAAGAACGGTATCAATCTGAAAGCTACTCAGGTCTAGAGGGTGATGATGTTATGGCTGTACTTGCCACCAGTAAGAAATATCCTGATCCTATTATTGTGTCAGTTGATAAAGACATGAGATCTGTACCCTGCACACTGCTTGCAGGTGATGATATGGAACTTATAACCAAACGTAAGGCTGATAGACATTGGATGATCCAGGCTCTTACAGGTGACTCTACTGATAACTACTTTGGTATAGATAAAGTAGGACCAGTTACAGCAGAAAAGATATTAGGTGAAGCGAAGACACTTGAACAAATGTGGGAGAAGGTAGTAGCTGCTTATGAGAAAAAGAAATATAACTTTGCTGATGCTGTTCTTAATGCACAACTGGCAAGGATATTAAGAGATGAAGACTTTGATTTTAAAACAGGTGAAGTGTCATTGTGGACTCCATAAAAAAACACCTACCTACGAACCGTAAGGCAAGTGTCTTTCCGTGTTTAGAAAAGTTCTAAATCCACTCCCCGATGATCAGCACTTCATTAGAACTTACAATTACCTTATCACATAAATTTAAAGCTGCTATACTTTATTATCAAAAGTGAACTACAATACTTATAAATCTTATTAATCATGTCATCTGAAAAGCTTCCAGTTATTACAGATGAATTGATCTTTGCCTTAGATCAAATCTTTCCTAACCGCCATCCTGACTTGTCTTTATCTGATAGAGAGATATGGTACAAAGCAGGGCAACGGTATGTTGTAGATTACCTGATTGAACAACAGGCAAGACAAAAAGATACCATGCTTACACAAACAGTTCTGGAGAACTAACTATGTGTCCACCAAGAAGACCTCCCTCACCACCACCTTTACCAGCACCAAGGCCAACAGCACCAAGGCCAGAACAAACTGCTAAGAATGTTGTGGTTGGTTCTCAAAGAACAACCGAAGGAGGAAAGAGAAAACCTAAGAGACCTAGAACATTAGGTACAGAGTCGCTAAGAATACCTGTAACACTTTCTGGTAACTTGAGGTATTAATTATGTGTTTAGCAAGTCAAATAGCTCGACCTGTAATAGCAAGTCAAGCACCAAGAAATGATGCTCCTGTTGTGACAGGAAGGCAACGCAATGTCCTTGATCCTATTGACACTTCAAAAGTTACAGCACGTTTAAAGAAAAAAAGATCAGATGAAAGGTTTGCACAAGGCCAAAGAAATCTTTCTGGTAAAGGTAGATCACCACTGGATCTCAAAATAATGTAATGGAGTATTCAAACCAACAAGGACAAACTGCTGCTGGTAGATATGCACAACTTCAAAGTTCAAGATCTACCTTTGATAGAGAAGCAAAGGAATCATCAAAGCTAACCATTCCTAGTCTTATTCCAGAAAGCACAACAGGTACAAGGGCAAAGATTAAAACCCCTTTCCAGGCTGTAGGAGCTAGAGGTGTTAATAGTCTTGCTTCAAAACTATTATTTGCATTACTACCACCATCAACCAGTTTCTTCAAACTTAGTATTGATAGTCTTGAACTTTTAAAACAAGGACAGGAAGGGTTAGAGACAGAGATAGATAAAGGATTACGCACAATAGAAACAGCTTTGATGAATGAGATAGAGATCTCTAACGACAGGGTGGCAATGTTTGAAGCACTCAAACACCTCATTGTTGGAGGGAATGTTCTTCTCTATCTCACAGATGACGGATTGAAAGTATATCCACTATCAAAGTTTGTATGTAAAAGAGATGCTGTTGGTAATGTATTGGAAATAATCACACAGGAATCAGTAAGCCCTAATGCCCTTTCACCAGAGTTCTTAGAACAGATCAAGAAGAAAGAGAACTATGATGAAAAGACAATGGATAGTGACCTTGATATATACACATACGTCAAAAGAGTAAATGATGACTTTATGTGGTATCAGGAATGTAAAGGAGAAAAGATACCTGGTACTGATGGCAGATCAAAAGTAGATGTATCACCTTGGATAACACTCAGGTTTGTTCGTATTGATGGTGAAGACTACGGTAGAGGATATGTAGAAGAATACAGAGGAGACTTAATAAGCTTAGAAGCCTTGATGCAAGCGATAATAGAAGGTGCAGCAGCTTCAGCTAAGACTATATTCCTTGTAAATCCTAATGGTGTAACCAGAGCAGCAACACTAGCCAAAGCTCCTAACGGTGCTATTAGAGAAGGATCTGCTAATGATATTTCTGTCATGCAAGTCAACAAGGGTGCAGACTTCCAAGTATCTTTTTCTGCCATACAAAGAATTGAATCAAGACTTGAATATGCTTTTCTCATGGCACGTTCTGTACAGAGAGATGCAGAAAGAGTGACAGCAGCAGAAGTTACCATGATGGCTAATGAATTAGAGAATAGCTTAGGTGGTATCTACAGCATCCTTACACAAGAGTTTCAACTACCATATCTAAGACGTAGGATGCACATGCTTGTCCGATCAGGTAAAGCACCGAAGCTACCAGAGAAATTAGTAAAACCTAAGATTGTTACTGGGGTTCAAGGTCTTGGTCGTGGTAATGATCGTAATAAGCTTATTGAATTTATCGGAACAGTAAGTCAAGCTTTAGGTCCTGACATCATGCGACAGTACATGAATGTCGATGAAGCTATAAAACGGTTGGCAACTTCTATAGGAATAGATACTGCTAACCTAGTGAAGACACAGGAAGAGATACAGAATGAGATGGAAGCTATGCAACAGCAGCAGCTTATTCAAAGTCTTGGACCTGCTGCTCTTGGATCACCATTACTTGATCCTAAAAACAACGCACAAGCACAACAACTAGCGGAGGAAACCAATGCCGAACAAGAAGTCTAGTACAAAAACTTCAAACCCTGATACAGCAAAAGCTGTTGTCAGTAAATTAGGTGTTAATGACGAACCTACTTCTTACGAACCTAAAGTGGTCAAAACTAAAAATGGTCGTACAATTACTCTTAACTAACTAAATACTATTTATGACTTCATCCCAGGTAAATGTCTCTGAGACACCTCCAATGTCTCAACAGGATTTAGAAACATTAGCGAAGAATGAAACTGATGAGAATGGTCTTATCTTAGGTAAGTTCAAATCAGTAGAAGATCTAGCTGCCAGTTATAAAGAACTTGAAGGTAAGCTAGGACAGGTAACAGAAGAAGATCAACCACAATCAGAAGAAGAAACAGAGACTACTGATTCAGAATTTAATGCTGAAGAATATTATGGCGATGGTCTTGCTTCTGTATTAGAAGAAGTTGGTATCGATCCACAGGAAATATCAGAAAGGTTTTATAACGATGATGGTATTTCAGAAGATGATTACGCAAAGTTAGGAGAAGCAGGGTTCTCCAGACAAATCATTGATACCTACCTTGATGGATTAAGAGGTGGTGGTCAATCAGAAGATATTGCTTCTAATCAAATACAAGGTATTAAAGATTCAGTTGGTGGTGATGACAATTACAGTAAGATGGTTGCATGGGCTTTAGAGTCATTACCTGCTGAAGAAGTTAAAGCTTTCAATGACTTGACTGAAACAGCAAATGCACCTGCAATAAAACTTGCAGTACAAGGTCTTTATTCTCAATACAATAATGCTATGGGTGTTGAACCAAGTTTAGTATCAGGTAAGGCTTCATCAAGTGGACCTACACCATTCAGATCAACAGCAGAAGTAGTTACTGCTATGTCAGATCCACGCTATGGTAAAGATGTTACATACACCGAAGATGTACAAAGACGCTTGGGTGGTAGTGACGTGTTCACTGGTCGTTAATTATGGCTAACAAACCTACTAATCCTAAGCTTTATGCAAGGGTAAAGTCAGAAGCAAAGAAGAAGTTTAGAGTCTATCCTTCTGCTTATGCTAATGCGTGGTTGGTTAGAACTTATAAAAAACGTGGTGGAGGTTATCGTAAAACTTAATTATGAAAAAACTATCAGCTAAACAAAAAAAGAATCTTGATAAAACTGGTGATGGAAAGCTTACCAGAGAAGATTTTTTATTAGTTCGTAAACTAAGAAACAAGAAGAATGGCAAAGCTAAATCTTAGCCAGATGAAAAAGCTGAAAGCACATTCAGTTCATCACACACCTAAGCACATGAACCTTATGAAGAAGCTCATGCGTGAAGGTAAAACATTTAAAGCTGCACATACAGCAGCACAAAAACAGGTAGGCAAATGACAAAGCGTTCTCTTACTGGGTCTGATAAAGCCATGGTTCAAATGTTTTTTAACCAAGCCAAAAGACGAGGTGATGACAAAGAAATGAAAAGACTTAAAAAAATGTATGGTATGTTTTTGGATTTAGTCTGATGAGTCTTACTAGATGGTTTAAAGAGAAGTGGGTTGATGTCAAAACAGGTAAACCCTGTGGAAGGCAAAAGGGAGATCAACGTGGCTACCCTGCCTGTAGACCATCTAAAAGAGTTAGCAGTAAAACACCAAAGACTACAGGTGAAATGAGTAGTAAAGAGAAGGCAAGATTCAAGGCAGAGAAGACCAGTAGTAAAAGAATTTCTTACAATCACAAAAGGAGAAAAGGACGAAACAGTTTAAAGATTGCATAACAGTGTTATATTTTAATTAACTGCTTATCTTTCCTTTATGTCGAAGGGAGTATCAATGACTAAGAAGGATAAAGATCCCACAGGGGGTCTTACTGCTTCTGGTCGTAGAAAATACAACCGAGCAACAGGTGGAAACTTGCAAGCTCCTGTTACTAAAAAGACAGGTCTTTCTCCTAGACAGAAAGCAAGAAGAAAATCTTTTTGTGCAAGGATGTCAAAGGTAAAAGGACCATTAAAGAAAGATGGTAAGTTGACTCGTAAAGCCCTTGCACTACGCAAGTGGAATTGCGGTTCAGTATAAACTTAACAAAACGAAAATCTTAATATCAATAGTGCCTGATGCGTCAGATAACACTTGAGAGAACAGACAGTAGTGAAGTTAGTTTCTCAAATTATTTAATCAACCTAAAGGAATTTAATTATGGCTAACGCCACAGTTTCACGCCTGGGTTTGGTGAACAATACAGGAACAGACTTTGATGCTCTGTTTCTGAAAGTATTCTCAGGAGAAGTTCTTACAGCCTTTGCTCGTAACAACATCTTTAATGAGCAACTACACTCTGTTCGCACGATAACCTCAGGTAAATCAGCACAGTTCCCAGTAACAGGAACAGCTACGGCGGCTTATCATAGTCCAGGCACACCATTAGTAGGTGCAAACCAGATCTTGGCAAATGAGAAGATTATTTCTATTGATGATCTACTTATTTCACAAGCTTTCGTAAGCAATTTAGATGAGCTTAAGAATCACTATGACGTAAGGGCTACATACGCTGATGAGTTAGGTAAGGCTCTTGCCAAAACTTATGATCAGAACGTAGCTAAAGTAATTGCTAATGCTTCAAGAGCATCTACAACACTTACAGGTGGTAGTGGTGGGATCACAGCTACTATGGCTTCTGGTAACACAACCTCTGCTGCTGTATCAGGTGATGAACTAGCTGGTGCTATCTATGATATTGCACAGACAATGGACGAAAGAGACATTCCTCCAACAGATCGTTTCTGTGTTTTACCACCTGCTGAGTACTACAAACTAGCTGAGTCTGCTACAAGAACAGTAGATGTTGACTTCAACCCAGGTGGTAATGGTTCATTTGCATCAGGTCGTGTACAACAGGTTGCTGGTATTCCAGTAATGATGAGTAACAACGTACCTCAGACAAACGTATCATCTAACCCAAGTGGAGCTAACAACGCTTACAACGGTGACGATAGTAAAACTATTGGTCTTGTCTTCCATAAATCAGCAGTTGGTACTGTAAAGTTGATGGACATGACAACTGAAATCTCTGGTTCTGACTATGGAATCATGTATCAAGGTACATTGATGGTTGCTAAGTATGCTTTAGGTCATGGAATCCTAAGACCTGAGTGTGCAGCTACTATTAAGCTTGCTGCTTCTTAATTCACATAAAGGGTACTCAGCAATGGGTACTCTTTTTCTTACTATTTGGAGATTATTATGGCTTACGGAAAGATGAAGAAGAAAAAGAATAGAGATAAACTAAAAATAAAAAAGTATTAAATCATGTCTGTAGCTGCAACCACTGAACTAGAAAGCATCAACATTATGTTAGCTGCTATAGGAGAAGCTCCTATTAACAGTCTTACAGGTACTCTTCCTGTTGATGCTCGTCTAGCACAATCAACTCTTACTGAAGTGAACAAAGAAGTTCAATCAGAAGGTTGGTCTTTTAATACTGAAATAGATGTCACTCTTACAAGAGATGGATCTAATCATGTAGCCCTTTCTACCGATGTTTTAAGGGTTGATCCTAATATTCATCAACACACAACTATTGATGCAATACAACGTGGTCTGAAGCTATATGACAGGTTAAATAATAAGTATGAGTTTGATGAAGATCTTATCTGCACTGTGGTCTATTTCAGAACCTTTGATGAGATACCAGAACCTGCCAGAAGATATATAACAATTAAAGCTGCTCGTATCTTTGTTGATAGATTAGTTAGTGATGATGGATTAAGAACTTACACTCAACAGGACGAGACTAGGGCTAGAGCTATACTGATGGAAACAGACTTAGCTAATGGAGATCATAATGTCCTTAGAGGAGATCCTTCATTAACAAGTGTCTTTGATACCTACTCACCTTCCAGAGCTTTAATTAGATAACAATGGGTTTAATTTCCAAGTCTATACCTACTTTGTTAAGAGGTATATCACAAGCTTCAGATGCTACCAAACAACCTGATCATGCTGATATACAAGACAATGCTGATAGCAACCCTGTCCTTGGTCTTACAAAGAGGTCTGGTCTTGAATATGTAGCTAATATTTCTAATACAACATTAGGTAATGTTCATGTACAAACTATCAATAGAGATGTAAATCAGAGATTTATTTCTGTATTTAGTAATGGCAATGTAAGAGTTTTTGAATTAGATGGTACAGAAAGAACAGTACAAAAGCCTGATGGTACAACATATCTAAATACAACAACTCCTAGAAGTGATATAAAAACTGTTACAGTTGCTGACTTCACCTTTGTTGTTAATAAGACTGTTACCCCTGCAATGAATAGCAGTGACTTATCACCAGGTAATATCACACAGGCCATAATCTTTGTAAGTCAGGTATCAGATAAAACTACATATTCAGTCACAGTTGATGGGGTGACAGTCTCTGATAGCACAGCTTCTGACTCTACTCTCAGTACTACACAGGTTGCTACAGATTTAAGAACAGGTCTTGCTGCTGGTTTGACAGGTTTTACTTTTCAACAAAATGGCCCTGTTGTTCATGTAAAGAAAACAGATGGATCTAACTTTTCTATTGATGGTAATGACACACAAGGTAATCAGGATCTTGTAGTAGTAAAAAATAGTATCCAGAGGTTTTCTGATCTTCCAACAGTCTCTCCTCATGGTTATGTAGTAGAAGTAAAAGGAGATGACACAACAGACTTTGATAATTACTACGTCAGGTTTGCTGCTAATAACAGCACAGTAGATGGCACGTTAGAAGAAGGGCAGTGGGAGGAATGTGCTGAAAGTGGTATTGAATTTAAGTTTGATTACGACACAATGCCACATGTTCTTATAAGACAAAGTGATGGTGATTTTAGATTTGCAAGAGTTGATGGTGATACTTACACCGATCTAAATACTGCTGGAACTTATAGCCAGTCAGGGACAACAGTTACTGTAACCTCTGCTAATCATGGATTATCCAGTAGTGATTCAGTGCAGTTTGACTTCACCTCTGGTAATGCTGTTGATGGTACTTTTACCATTACAGTTACAAATGCAAATACGTTTACTTTTACAGCAGCAGGTTCTTTAACTACAAGTGGTAATGTAGCTTTTGGTAAAGTTAATAATTCTACCTTGCCTAAGTGGGGAGAAAGAACTGTAGGTGATCTTGTATCAAATCCAAATCCTTCTTTTATTGGTAAGAAGATTAATAATATATTTTTCTATAGAAGTAGATTAGGGGTATTAGCTGACGATAACGTAATACTTACAACAGTATCTGAGTTTTTTCAGTTCTTTAGAGAGACAGTCTTAACTGTTGTTGATAGTGATCCTATAGACGTAGCAGCTTCACATACAAAAGTATCTATCTTGAAGCATGCTGTACCGATGGCAGAACAGTTAATACTATTTTCTGATCAGACACAGTTTGTTCTTACCTCATCATCTGTTCTTACTCTTACCCCTAAGACAGCAACTATTGTTGTTGCAACAGAGTTTGAAAGTAGTGATGCTGCTTCTCCTGTAAGTTCTGGTAATAGTATTTATTATTTAACTGATAAAGGTTCTTTTGCTGGTGTCAGAGAATATGTAACACAAGAAGATTTAACAATAAGAGATGCTGCTAATATTACTGTTCATGTTCCTAGATTAATACCAGTAAATATATTTAAGTTGGCAGTCTCAACCAGTGAAGATGTTCTTGTTCTATTAGGTACTGATAATCCAAACAAACTGTATATCAATAGATGGTTATTTGGTAATCAATCACAGAAAATTCTTAACTCATGGTCTACTTATACGATAGATGAGAATAGAACAATACTGAATGTAGATTTTATTGGTACTGATTTATTTGTAGTCGTACAGGAAGCTAATGGTACAAGCATAGAGAAGATACCGTTTGAAGCGGATTCCAAGGAAGCTAATGCTACATTTAAATTCTGTTTAGATCATAAGGTTACAGAAGCTTCTACTGGTGTTTCAGTAGCTTATAACGCTTCTACTGATGTGACTACCTTTACTGTTCCTTATAGATTAAGAGCAAGTATGAATGTGGTTGGTAGATATTTAGCTAGTGGCGAGACAAGTACATTTGTTGATACACAGGGTAATACCAAAACACTAAACCCAGGACAGCTTGTAGCTACAACAAACTCTACTGATGGTTCAACAGCTACCATTACCGCTAATGGTGATTATCGCAATAGTAAATTTATTATTGGTGAACCATATGAAATGCACTATAGATTCAGTCAGAGAAGACTAATGCAATCAGCACAAGGTAGAGATGAGATCTTAAGTGGCAGATTACAACTACATCATTTTTACATCAAGTTTGAAGATACTGGATTTTTTAAAGTAGAAGTTACACCAGAGAACAGAGATACATCTACCCATAAATTCACTGGTCGTTTTCTTGGTTCTACTTCTTCTACCTTGGGTAGTATTAATTTAGAGTCAGGTACTTTTAAAGTGCCAATAATGAGCAGAGCAGATAGAGTAGATATAGATGTAAAGAATGACACATTCTTACCAACACAACTAGCCAGTGCTGAATATGAAGCTATGTTTCATATGAGGTCAAGACGTACTTAATGGGTTATTTAAGAAAAGCAAATTTAAAAGATCTTAATCATGTATGTGAAAACATGAGAGAGATGGATCGATTGGAAGCTGTATATCAAACAGGACAAGAACCAGCAGATGCTTTACGTCTAACGTATTTAGCAGGTGAACAGGTCTTAACAATAGCTGGTGATAATGATCAACCGATGGGGTTATGTGGTGTTATTAGTGATGGTTGTATATGGATGATATGTACTGATGAGTTATTTACTAATAAAAAATATAAAATACAACTTATAAGAAAAGGTCGAGAATGGGTTGATAACCTGTTGAAATCTTACAAAGTCTTATATAATTTTGTATATGCAGAGAATCATTCTGCTATCAAATGGTTAAAAGCTCTGGGATTTACTTTTGTGAATTATTATGAAAAGTATGGAGAACAAGAAAAACCATTCTACGAATTTCTGAGGATTGCTTAGATGGCATTACCTGCTGCTGCCGCACCATATTTTTATGCAAGTTTAGGGCTTAATTTATTAGGTGGCCTTTCACAGAGAAGGGCTGCACAGGAAAGAGCAAGACAGACATATCTAGCAGCTTTACGAGCAAACCAATCAGCAGAAGAATCTTTTGGCCGTCAACAATCAGCATACGGTGCCAGGTTAAGAGAAGAACAAGCTACAACAGCACAAAGTAGATTAGCTAAAACAATACAGGGATTACAAGCAAAAGGAGCTTTGAAGGCAACAGGAAGAGCAGGTGTTACAGCTAGTTTATTATTGGCAGATCAGGAAAGACAGACAGCTAATGCTAGAGAAGCGTTAAATCAAACACTTGAATCAGCAACCAGACAATATAGAAGGAATGTACAAGGGCTTGTAGCACAGAGAGATGATAGACGTAATCAGTTACAAAGTCAGGTAAATGAAGCATATAACAAGATACCAAGCTTAAGTTCTATTATTCTTGGTACAGCCACCCAGGGTCTGTCTCAATACGCATCACTCGTATCCTAATGACTAATAGTTTTCAAAGCACCGCCTTTCAACCTCAAGCAAGTCCTGTAGATACTTTTGTTCGACCTGTATCTGTGCAACCTAAAAGTGGTATTGAGTCTTTAGCTGAAACACTTGCTGTTGTAAATCCTAATATTCAAAAGTTTTTAGGTACTAAAATTGAAGATGCTATTGATGATGAAAAAACAAAATTTCAAAATTTAGCAATACAAGAAGATTTGCTTAATGGTGTTTTTGGAAATATTGTTACTGAAACAAGAAAAACAGAAGGTCAAGAAGCTGCTGATCAACTTATAGGTGCTTCTGTTATTGGTAAAAAAGCCTACGCTAAACAAAAACTTATAAACTCTACTTTTCAAATAGAAAATCTTTTACAACGTAGATATAAAACAGACACAGTTGATATTGAAAATGAAGATGGGTCTATTACAAATACACCTTTAAATCAAGTTTCTCCTGATTCAGCAGAATTTAAAAATTGGTTTCAAGGAATTATTAATCCTGTAATAACTAATATATCTGCTGATAGTGATTCGGAAATTATTAATAAATTTGTTTTACCACAACTACAAAAATCAATAATTAATTTAGATACAGAAGCTAGAAAACAATTTAATACTTTTAACAAAAATAGATTGTTACAAGAAAGCACAGATACTGTTAATACTGCTGCAAAGTTTTTTATAAAAGCACAGACATATAATTTTAGAAGTCCAGAAACAAAGCAGGCTATGGAAACTGATTTAAAAAATAATCTTTCTAATTTAATTGTTAATATGAAAAATGCAGGTATTACAGGTAGTGACCTAACAACACTAAACGAAAACTTGATAGATAATATTGTAAATATTGGTAATTTATCTGTTACTCAAGGTCAGTTTAACTATGCTCGTAAGCTAGTAAATTTCTTAGGTAACTCTATACCAGGTTCTTCACCTGGAAAAACATTAAAAGATAATCCTAAATGGCTTGAAAAAACAACAAATTTTTTTACTGATTTATATGAAAAAGAAGTAGACATAGCTTTAAGACCAGAAAAACTACGCAATGCACAAAGAAGAAACTCTTTTAATACTCAAATTGAAGATTATCGTAATGAGAAAGATCCAATAGTAAGAAGTCAAAAGTATGAAAAACTTAAATTAGATTTTCCAGAGAAAGAATTTCAAACAGATATTGATGAATTTGGTGTTCTTGATAATAAAACCTTTACTGAAAAAGCTAATGAGTTTAAAAAACAATTAAGAAGAGGTCAGTATTTAGTTGATGGTGAACCAGATAAAGGAAGTGCTTTTCTTCAGCTAGATGTCATAGAACGTCTAGATCCTACCCCAGATTCAGAAAGTCAAGAAGTACTTGAAGATTTAGAAAAACGCATAAACGAAATGAAAGGTTATTCAAAGGATATTGAAAAGTTTGAAACAAAAATAATGAATGATGCAAAATCAGCATTAAGCAAAAAAAACAGATTTGCTGGCAGAAGTTTAAGTAATAAAGATGCCAAACTATTACAACGATATGAAAGGATTTTACAAGATGAAGCTGATGAAAGAATGGATGAGTTTGAGGAAGAGAATAATAGACCGATGACTTTAAGAGAAGCAAAAGAAATGTACAGAGATTTAGATAATCTCTTAAAACTTGAACTTGGAGTTTTTACAGAAAGTGAAGCAGGTGTGAGGATTCCACAAGCTGATGCTATTGGTAAACAAGGTAAAATAGAAAATCCATTTACAGCAGCAGACAGAAAGAAAAATCCGATACAGCAATCAAATCAACCAGTAAATCAATCAACAAACGAAACCTTAAAAGACCCTTCTTTTGATATACCAAAATTAAAAGATCAAGCTTCTAACAACCAAACTACAGACAATCAAATAGTAAGTGACATGACCCCTACAGGTCTTGGGGCAGAGGATGGAGATCTGATTGCTATGGCAAGAATAAATCAAAATACAAATAAGGAGAATGATTTGACAGAAAAAGAACCAGCAATATTAAGAACTGGAAACGGAGTAACAAGAATGGAAACAAACTTTCCAATAATTTATAACTTAGCAAAAGAAATAGGTATTAAATTTCCAGAAGTTGTAGCTGCTCAATTCGGCCTAGAGTCTGCTCATGGAGAAAAAGAATCAGGCAAGAATAATTACTTGGGTATTAAAGCAACACAACAAGAAATAGCTGATGGGAAAGCTACATTGCGTAAAACAAAAGAAATTATTAATGGTAAAGAAGTTCTTGTTGATGCCTACTTTAAGAATTTTGATTCAATAAGAGATATGTTATTGCAATATAAAAAAGAATGGAATGATGATTTCTTAGATAGAAAAGGAACTATTAATGTCAATACAGCAGAAGAAGCTATTCAAAGATTAAAAGATAATAAATATGCTACAGATCCAGATTATGTTAAAAAGGTAATAAGTGTTATAAAAAGTGCTAAAACCAATCCTCCACTTTTCTAGTAAATGACTGACTCCAATCTAAATAATCTCAGTAAAAAAAAGAAAGCTGAAGCCCTCAGAGCAAAAAGACTGAATATAATTAAAAGTGAGCCTATTATTAAAGGTCTTGATACCGTTGATGAAGCCTTACAACAATCTTATGCTAAAACTGTAGATTTTTTTGATAATACTTTTTTAGGAGACAAGAGATCATTAGACGAGATTAGAGCTAATAGAGATAAAATATTACAAGACGCTAGAGATAAAAGTAGAGAGCTTCAAGATAAATATGCAGACAGTTTAGGACCTGTTGGTGATGTATATAGAGGATTTTTATCTGTTCCTATCGGATTGACAAATAATGTAAATAATCAAATAAGAGGTTATTTTTCAGCTTTAAAAGGTAATCCGTATGAAGAAGAAGATTTAATTAATTTAGACGCTTTAGGACTAAGAAGACCAGGAGATGAAAATAGACTTGGTTATAGTCTTACTTACAATTTTGGTAAGGCTTTTGTAGGTTTTAACTTAGCAAATAAAACTTTAAAAGGTGCTGGTTTTAAAAAGATAGTTAAGTCAAAAAAAGGTGGTAAAGAAGTAGTTGAAGATGTTGTTGCTCCCTTAAGGTTTTTTGCAGCAGGTCAACTTGCAGATGCTGTTGCTTTTACACCTTACGAAGAAAATGTATATAACATTCTTAACAAATGGAAACCAATAAGAAATGATTTCTTTGAACATTGTTCAGCAGCAGATAAAGATATTCCTTTTATAGAAGCAAAATTAAGACAACAGTACTGCATGGGTCTTGCAGGTGAAGCTATTGGTTTTGGTGGTCGTTTTGCAGGTAAACTTGCTAGTGGTAGTACTGAGTTTATTAAAAAATCACCAGATATAGCGTCTGGATTAAGAGGTCTTTTTTCTGAAGAGACAATAAGAAAAGCAGATAACATGATTGAAGGCTTCAGAAGCATAAGAAACAATCCAATTAAAAGACAACAATCATTAGATGTTGTTTCTCAATATCAAAAAAACACATTAGATGATGTTGATACCTTTGCTAAAAGCAATACTGAATTACTTGTTGATGAAGGTGATGATGACATTATTGATGAACTGCTTAAAGTATCAAAAACTGATGTAGGTGAAGAAGTAACAGAAGATTTAGTAAACAGACCAAAACCACCTGCAACTCAAAAGTTTTCTAAAGATTTACAACCTACAAAACCAGTAGGAATCTTTGATCAAGAAAAAGGTACTCTCATTCCAAGTCGCAAAGTATTACCTGATTCTGATAAAGATGCACAGTTAATTTATGACGGTATTAATGCTTCTGATCTAACTGATCCAAAGGCTACAAAGGTAATGACTGATGAGATGCAGTTAGGTCGTATTGTAAAAATGACTGATGAGACTACAGTTGCAAACCTTACTTATCTATATAACAACTATGCAGATCAAACAAAAGAAACACTAGCTGATTATGTTCTTAAAGGTATAAGAGTACAAAGAAGATCAGCAAGAAACATTAATAGGTCTCTTGAAATATTAGAAGAAGCAAGATTAACTGATAATAAAGAATTATATGAAAGAGCTAAACCAATATTTGTTAAAAACTGGAGAAAGTTTACTAGCTTTGTAACAGAGCTTAAAGGTCTTAGATCTGAAATAGCAAGAACGGAAAGAGTAGGACAATTAGCAGGTAAAGATCCAACCATTCTTAAAGATGGCTCAAACTTACAAAATGTCAAAAAAACAAAAACAACAGATAAGAATGTCTTAGGTCAAATTCAAGAACAAAAACGAATTAAAGAAGATCAGAAGTTAATAAAGGAGTTAGTACCTTCAGAAGAACAAATTGAAAGAGCCTTAGACTCTAAAGACTTAAATGAACTTTTAGATTTTAGTAGAAAACTAAGAATGATAAATGGTGATCCTAATGCACTAACAAAACTATTAAAAGGCGATGTATCAGGTGATGAATTGATAGAGGATTTAGCCTTTGGTCTTAGAATGAGTAAAGAAATATATGTAAACAACTTACTTGGAGCAGTAGAAACACAACAAATAAACGTAGCTTCTGGTCTTCTTAATATGTTTTTAGGACCTATTAAATCAATTAGTTATGCAGCTTTGTCAGATGAAGGTAATTCCAAACAAATAGCTAGAGGTATTGCAGAGTTAGTTGCCCAACAATTAGTTCTAAAAGATTCTGCAAGAATGGCGAAACGTGCATGGACTTTAAATCAAAATTTAGTTGCACCTGCAAATAGAAAATTTGTTGATAAAAGTAGCACCTTTACTGAACTAGCAGAAAAAATAAAAAATGATCCAGAAAATTTATCATTTCTTGGTAAAAAATCAGAAACTGTTAATAAAGCAATAAAAGATCTTAATGTACCAATAACTAAAGAACCAATAGAATTACCTTTCTTTAATAAATCTATTGCACCTATTTCAATCACAAACGAGTCCATATCTTCATTAGTTAAAACTTTTGGTAATGCTGTAAATTTACCTGGTCGTTTTACAATGAGTTTTGGTGATGAACTTGTAAAACAACAAATATTAAGAAGTGGTGCTTTAGCTGACTTTATTGAGAAGGGTTGGGAAACTGGATTGCGTTCTGATCAGTTTGAAACTTTTGTTAGAAGAGGTATGGAAGATATAAATAAGTTATTAGTTAATCAGAGTATTGAAGGTGTTTCAGATTTAGCTCAACAAGTATTTGCTAAAAATGCAGAACAGGCAATTCTTGATACATTTACCCGACCTATAGGACAAGGCTATTTTAAAAAAGTTACAAGACCCATTACTAATTTTGCTAAAAAACCTGGTATGGATTGGATTAATGCTTTTGTTGGCACACCAGTAAATATTAAAAAATTTGTACTACGAAAGTTTCTTACTGCTCCTACTTCCCTAATAGGTACGAAATATGACGCATCAAGACCAGGCAGTTTATTAAACAAATTAAATTTTCAAACTGGTAAACCTATTAATATTGGCTTTGGTAATGTTTTAAAAGAATATAACGATGCAATGTTAAGTGATGATTGGAGTACAAGGTCTAAAGCGTTAGGAGAAGCAATTATAGGACAAGGGTTTTTATTAGGATTAGGTCTTATGTCTTCAGCAAGAAATGACCCTGATGCCGAAATGGTTTTAGTTGGTGCAGGTCCTAGAAATTATCAAGGACAACAGTTAAGAAAAGAACTGGGTGAAATACCAAATAGTGTTGGTTTCTTACAAAAAGATGAGGAAGGTAATAATATTCTTGGTGCAGATGGCAAACCTAAAAGATATTATTTATCGTTTCAAGGTTTAGATCCTTGGGAAAGTGCTTTAGAAATTATGGGTGATTGGCCTGAAGTAACAGCAGAATTAGATGCTGAAGATAAAGAAGAAGCAGGTAACGTTGTACTGGCTCTAACTTGGAGATCATTACAAAATGATATTTTTTTACAAGGAGTTACAGAGTTTGTTGATGTATTTAGAAATCCAGACAAATTTGCAAGATGGATGGGAAGACAAATTATTAATAGAACTCCATTTTCTGGTAGAGCTTCTATAGGCGATATAGCCAAAAGTCTTGGTATGCCAGAAAGTACAGTGAAATATTTAGATATAGCTTCTTTGGGTGCTACAAAAATACCAATACCAATGTGGCAAACTACCGCTAGATCTATAAAAAGAGCTAATGATTATGATTATTTTGATGAATCTACAGGAATACAATACAACCTAGAAAATCCTAAATTTGATACAAAAGTACGCAAGGGTGATATAACAAAACAAACAACTAGAGATGATGGAACACTTGTTGATATAGAACCAACAATACCAGTAGTAGAAAATTATTTAAAAAAGTTTGGTTTAAGTTTTAAACGTACATTATCTCAAGGAGTTACTGGTTGGGATGCTGATTTAGAACCAGTTCGTAATAAATACACTGGTAAATATATGCAATATCCTGTTGGTTTTGGTTATAAAAACTATAACCGTTTTAAATATAGTGAATCAGAAAACAATCCTATTCTTACTTTTATGGATGAAATAGGAATTGTAGATACTCCATTACCTGATGAATTGTTAGGTGGCATATATTTAGATAGCGAAAATTGGTTAAAAATTAATAACAGTATTTCTTTACTTAGGGATGAAGAAGGTGTTTCCGTACAAGAAAAATATCTTGAATATATTAATGATCCAGAAGTAAAGAAACGTAGAAAAATATTAAAAGAAGGTCCAGATGCTATAGATTCACAAAGGTCAAAAAGATACAGAGATCAAATAACTAAAGAATTAAGAAACGGATTTAGAGATATTTATAAGGAACAAGAAGAAAGAGCTATTATGAGGTGGTTAGAACAAGACAGACCAGATCTGCTTGACGCATACATCAAAGAACTCGAAGCTCTTGACGAAGGCTTTGAACGCAACCTTGACACTAATTAATCATGGCTACTAACACTGCTGCATCTTTTACAAACCATACTGGTAATGGTACTGCTGGTCCTTTCAGTATCTCCTTTTCCTATCTATCAGAAGCTGAAGTTGATGTTACGGTTGGTGGTGTCTTAAAAACTCTTACCACACATTACACTTTCACCAGTGCTACGCAGATTACATTTACCAGTGGTAATGAACCTGGTAATGGTGTTGCTATTAATATTCAACGAGATACAAATATAACTGCTAAAAAAGTAGATTTTAATGATGGTTCTGTTTTAACAGAATCAGATCTTGATACACAAAATGATCAGATACTATTTGCAGTACAGGAAAACTTACGCAAACTAGACACTATAGAAGAGAGTGCAACAGGAGATCAAACAGCAGCAGAAATTAGAACCTTAGTAGAAAGTGCAACTGATAGTAATGTCTTTACCGATGCTGATCATACCAAACTTAACAACATAGAAGCTTCTGCTACAGCAGACCAGACAGCCAGTGAAATAAGAACTCTTGTTGAAAGTGCCAGCGATAGTAACGTGTTTACTGATGCAGACCATACAAAATTAAACGCTATTGAAGCTAATGCAACTGCTGATCAAACTAACTCTGAGATAAAGACAGCTTATGAAGCAAACAGTGATACCAATGCTTTTACAGATGCTGAAAAAACTAAATTATCAGGTATAGAAACAGGTGCTGAAGTAAATCCTACTAATGCTGAAATTAAAACAGCTTATGAAGCAAATAGTAACACTAATGCTTTTACAGATGCCGAGAAAACTAAACTTGCAGGTATAGAAGCTTCAGCCACAGCAGATCAATCTAATGCTGAAATTAAAACAGCTTATGAAGCAAACTCAGATACTAATGCTTTTACAGATGCCGAGAAAACTAAACTTGGTAATTTAGGATCTTTAAATGCTTTATCAGATGTAAATACTTCTGGTGTCGCTGATGGCAAGATACTTAAATATGATGCTTCTGCATCTAAATTTATTATTGCTGATGATGGTGGTTCTGGTGGTGGTGGAGCTTCAGCTTTTACTGGCTTGTCTGATACCCCTGCAAACTTTGGTGGTGCAGCAAGTAAAACTGTAAAGGTAAACGCTGCTGGTAACGCTCTTGAGTTTGTTACTGTATCTACTGATGTTGTTGACGATACAACCCCACAACTAGGTGGTAACTTAGATGTTCAAACAAATGAAATAACAACAAGCACTACTAACGGTAATGTAAAACTAACTCCTGATGGTACAGGAAAAGTAGAAATAAAAGGTAATGGTAGTAATGATGCTCAAGTAGTTCTGAACTGTAGTAATAATAGTCATGGTCAAACTATTAAAGCACCTCCTCATAGTGCTGGTGTAAGTAACACGTTTACTTTACCAACTACTGCTACTGCTAATTTAGGTGGAGGTGGTGGTTTACTAAAAGTTGTTCAATCTGGTCAACTTAGTTTTGATACAAATAGTTATGTAACAAATACTCAAAGTCAATTTATTGTTTCTAGTGGTCAAAATATTGAATTTGGTCAAAATAATTTACTAAAATTTGATACTGATAACACCAATGGTTTTAATATAAGTTTTAAAGGGCCAAATAGTTTAACAAAAACAAGTGCATATACATTACCTGAAGATGGCAGTAACGGACAATTTTTAAAAACTAATGGCAGTGGTGTATTAAGTTTTGATACTGTTGATTTATCTGCCAAAATGAACAAAGCAGGTGACACAATTACAGGTGATGTCACTATCGCTTCTGGTACAACAAACAAAAATATTAATATAGATGTTGATAGTAAAATTAGATTTGACGATGATTTAAAAGCTACATTTGGAAATGGTGATGATCTGCAAATTTACCATGATGGTTCTCACAGTTATATTGATGATAATGGTACAGGTAATTTAAAAATACAACTTGGTGGTGCAACAAAAGCAGAAGTTGTTTCTACTGGATTAACCGTAACAGGAACATTAACTGCTACAGCTTATGCAGGTGATGGGTCAGGTCTTACAGGTATTGCATCAACGGTAGCTGGTGGTGCTATCTATGAGAATAGTGCTACTATTAGTTCAACTCACACCATTGCATCAGGTACTAACGGAATGAGTGCAGGTCCAGTTTCCGTCAGTAGCGGAGTTACCTTAACTATCAGTTCTGGTAGTGTCTATACAGTAGTTTAATTATGCCGATAACATTAAACGGAAATGGAACAGTAACAGGAATCACCGTAGGAGGACTTCCAGACGGTATTGTTGATACCGATATGCTTGCAGCTAATGCAGTAAACCTCGCAAAACTTGGAGCTACAACTGGCAAGAATGGGCCATTTCTTCAAGTAAAACAAACAGTCAAAACTGATGTTTTTAGTCAATCAGTAGCTACAGGAACAGATTCTAGTGTTATTACAGGTTTAACAGTCTCTATAACTGCAAGTTCAGCAACTAATAAAATTCTTATCATTTATCAAGTTACAGGAGATATTCATTGTAATTACTTAACTATAACTAAAGATGGAAGTAGCTTAACAAATGCTACAGGTGATGCTAGTGGAAATATTGCAAGATGTACAGGTAAGGGAGATTATACAGCACATGGTTATTATATGAACAGTTTACCCTTAATATTTTTAGATACGGCAGGAGATACAAATGCTCATACTTATGGTGTAAAAGTTAGACATGCATCACTTAGCACTCAAGACGTATTTATCAATCGAAGGGTAAATGACAATGTTGCTACAAATGCAACTGCTATCTCAACAGTTACAGCGTTGGAGGTAGCCGCATAATGGGTTTAGATCACGAAGCAATCAGAAAAGCTTATCCGTCTATAACAACACTAGATGATTCTTTTGTTAATTATGGTTTAGATAAAGATGGAAAGTCAGTAAGTCTTGACCAAAGTAAGATTGATAGTGCGAGAGCAACATTAAATTCTGAAGCTTCTGCAATAGCTTATAAATCTGTTAGACAACCTTTATATCCATCTTTAGGTGATTTTGCAGATGCTATGTATTGGAACAGTAAGGGAGATTCGACTAAACTAGAAGCATATTACGCAGCCTGTGAAAAGGTAAAAGCTGACAACCCAAAACCTAGCTAATTATGAGCCAGATCAAACTAAAACATAGCGGTGGTAATTCAGTAATCATAGCTGCACCAGATAGTAACCCTGCATCTGATCGCACTCTTAAATTACCTAGTAATGCAGATGGAACAGTTTTAACTACAACAAACCCGAAGGCAGGAAATATAATACAAGTTGTTCAAACAGTAAAAACTGATACCTTCTCAGAGGATGTTGCGGCTGGAAGTTTTTCTGGCGATGCAATATCTTTATCAATCACACCAAATTCCAACACAAATAAAATATTATTATTATGTGATATAAATATTGGATCTGAAGGAACTAGAGTTGGTTTTGTGATTTATAAAGGAGGATCAGCACTCTCTGGTGCAATTGGTGATGCTTCAAGCAGTAGAGGAAGAATTACAGCATCTGCTTCTGTTGAAGATGATGGATATTTGGTTCAACAATCAGCTAATTTTTTAGATAGTCCAAACACCACAAGCTCTGTGACTTATAGCATTAGAATAGCTAATGGTGACAATGCTACCCAATATGTATATTTAAACAGAACACATACTGATACTAATACTGCTCGTTACCCTAGAGCTATATCAACTATAACAGCGATGGAGATAGCAGCATAATGGCTATCTTCTATAATTAAAGAAAAACTATTATGGCCTTAGATCACGAAGCGATTTACAAAGCATACGCAGGCACAGTTGTTTCTATTGATGACTCTGCTGGTGCGTTTGATAAAGATGGTAATTCTGTAACTCTTGAACAAAGCAAAATAGATACTGCAAGAACTGAACTTAATACGGCTGCGGCTGCTATCAAGTATCAAACTGACAGGACAACTGATGGCTCTACAACCTATGCTTCCATAGGAGATCAGTTGGATATGTTATATAAAGATATAGTAGCTGGAACTGTTACTACTTCTGGTACATGGGCTACTCACATTAAAGCTGTAAAGGACGCTAATCCAAAACCATGAGTGAAATCAAAGTAAATTCGATAAAAGGGGTAGGAGCTAGTGCTGCTGCTATTACTGTCAACAATACTGATGGAACGTGTACTGCCAATATTACTAATAACCTAAGTAATAGAAACAAGGTCATAAATGGTTCGATGATTTGTAGTCAGAGGGGAA